GAAGAAGTTCTGCCCGTCATAGCAGGGCGTCGTATGGCCGTTCTTCAGCAGGCCGGCCATCAGAAGGTCCGGCAGCCGCCCGGCATTCAGGCCCATCTGCCCGGCGACGGGTGCCAGCATGCTGAACTTGTCGTCCTCGATGTCGGTGCGCGCGATGGAGATCGTCTGCTCGAACAGGCGGTTCGTGATCGTAAAACTCACCTGCGACAGGCTCTGCACCACCCGATCGCCGAGCCATTCGCGCAGCCCGGCGAGTTCGGCGAGGCGCGGGTAGATTTCCGCCGCGCCGGAGGAACTCGACTGGAAGGTGAAGGCGTCGTAGCGCGTGCCAGTCGCGTAGAGCTGGCTGTTGAACGACATCGAGATGCCGTCGTTGATACTCGCGAGCGCCGGGAATGTGATTTCCATGAAGTGTTAGCTCCCGAGGAGTTTGACGTAGGTCTGGCCGTTCTCGATCCCGGCCAGGGTGCCGACCTGCAGGTTGCTGCCGACCGTCAGGGTGAGGGTATTGTCGTCGGTGGCGTAGACCGCGGCGCCGATGTTGCTGACCGTCGCGGCGGGCACCGTCAGGGCATAGCTGCCCTTCAGACCCTCCACGGCGCCGATCGGACTGACGGCGGAGCTGGCGCTGTTGTCGTAGTCCTTGCTCGCCAGGCCGTGGAACACGACAGACCCGCTGGTCTGGATGCGCTGGCAGCTGCCGGCGGCATTCAGCGCCAGCAGGCCACCGCGCCAGATCCGTTCACCCGCCGCCACCGGGTAACCGAAGATGCCGGCGGTCGGCGGCGCGCCGCGGCGCGATGGGCCATAGCCCGCTGTCAGTGCCACTTATGCGGCCCTCCCGTCTGTGGTTGTGGAGTGCGTCTTCTTGAACTCGGCGAACTTCTTCGGGTCGAGACCCATCTTGGTCGCGACCGCCTTGTCCGTCGGGGTCAGCCCGTCGCCGCCGCCATCCGGGTTCTGCGCGTTCAGGACGACGGCGTTGCCGGCGGTGTTGATCGAGACCATGGCGGCGATCTCGGTTTCCACCGGCTTCGGATCGGCGATGTGCCGGGCGATGTAGTGATCGCGCAGCGCGACGATCGGCTTGCCGGCCTTGATCGAGGCATCGACGAACGTCTCGGCGGCGTGCCGGGCGGTGTCGTTGCGCATCGTCGCGACCTGGGTTTCCAGGCTGGTGATCGTCGCCGCCATCCGCTCCACGCTGGTGGCGTTGGCGCGCTGGGTTTGCAGCGCGGTCACCACGTCCGTGACTGGCGCGGTGGGCGCCAGGCCGACGGCGGTGGCGATGGTGCCGATCTGCTGGGCGTGCGCGGTGATTGCCTGGTGGTTGGCCGTGACGGCCGCCAGGATCGCCGCTTCGTCCGCTGTCTCGGGCAAGCCGAGTGCGGCACGAAGTTTGACCAGGTCCATTCCTGTCTCCCGATGATGAAGCTTGTGAAGGTCTGCGAGGTTGGGGGCGTTCGTCAGCGCCGCGCGCAGGATGCGCAGGACGGCGCCGTCCTTGGTGGCTTCGAAGACGGGGCTGATGCCGCGATAGGCGCGCTCGGTCATCAGCTGGACGCCGGGCGGGGTCCAATCGACCTTGCCCCAGATGCCGTCGGCGCGGGCTTCCATCGCCACGATCCAGCCACGGGCCGGACTGGGCTGGCCGGAAGCGCCGGCAAGATCGATGGAATGGTTTTCGTCGATCGCCGGCTTTTCGCCGTTCGCCATGCTGGCGGCGATGACCGCCTGGGCGTCGGTCAGCTTATAGGGGCCGCGCCCGTCCACACCCTTGAAGGTGCCAGCGGGCACCAGGTGCACCCACTCGGGCACACCTTCAGGCAGCAGGACGTGGTGACGGGCGATCAGCATGACGGGAAGGTAGGCAGCCCCCCGGCGGCACATTCACCGACGCGCGTCGGTCAGCCGGCTTTTCTTCCTCGCGCGGGCGGCGCGCACATGAACGCATAGGGGCGCGCACGGCAGCGTGAGGATAGGGTGGCTGCCGACATACCGGGTGCACCGTGGAGGTTCTCTTAACCCCATTCTTAGCTCTCTTATCCGTCCATTATCCAGCGGGGCGACTCGGCGTGTCGTGCCGCGATGATTGATCGCCCTCAATGCGCCCCGTCAACTGCCGAAAGTGGCGCTGATCTCCTTGGCGATGACGTCCATGACCGCGCGCTGATCGTTCGGGCCAAACCCGAGATACGGCCGCTGCGGCACGGTGACCGACTGGACATGCACCCGCACGATCCCGGTCTTGCTCTTGCCGCCCTTCGGTCCGACCGGCCCGGCGACGCCGAGGTTAAATGCCAGGCCCTTCGGGGTCTTCGCCTTGATCGTCGCGCCGAACTGGTGAACGGCGGCATAGATCCGGTTGCTGCCGACGGTGACCTGGTTCCCCGAGGTGGCGAAGGTGATCGAGCGTTGCAGCATGCCGCTCGCGCGCAGGATACCGGGGCCTTTCTTGATCAGCGCATAGGCCGGCAGCAGCCCCACCCATTTCTGCCCGAACGGGTCCTTGGCGGATTCGAAGCGCTGGTTCACCGTCTCCACCAGCGCCACGCCGATCGCGCGGATCGTGCCGGTGCGCAGCACGCCGCCGAGCTTCTGCACGCCGGCGTCGAACGCCTTGTCGTCGAGGGTGAAGCTGATGCGCGCGCCCGTCATTCGTTGTCGGGTCCGCCGTCGCCACCGCCGGGCAGCTCCACCTCGGGTTCCGGCCCGACCGAGCGCCAGTTCGGCGCCTTCACCGGCAGCGCCTTCGGCCCTTCCTTCCACGCCTGCCCGACATTGTAGTCGAAGCCCGGATCGATCCCGACCGGCACCTGGTGCTCCACGCCCGAGCGGCTGCGCCACGCGCGTGTTTCGATCGGGGGCGCGGTGTCGGGGGCGCTCTTGCCCATGCGGCCGAGCCCGGCATCGCTGGTGGCGCTGACCCGGCAGCCGCAGCGCCAGCCGTTCGGCGGGTAGTGGCTCGCCCAGAATGGATCGTCCGCCTTCAGCGTCAGGCCGTTCCACGCCAGATGCTGCAAGCGCGGATGGCTGCTGCCGGAGTGGATATACGTCCAGAAGGGGAAATGCTTCAGCGTCTCCGGCTCGGTGAGCTGGGCGTAGCGGCCGGCCGAATAGGCGGCCGAGAGGTTGGTCTCGTAGATGATGCGGCTGCGCCAGCCGGGCGTGCCGTTGTAGTCCCAGCCATGCTTCTCGACGATGGAATCGAACACCTTGCGGAAGGTGGCAAGCGTGGTGCCATCCTTCAGCGCCCCGGCGATAGCGGTCTGGAAATCCTCCAGCAGCGCGTCGGTGGCGGCGCCGGCGACCATGAAGCTGTGCGCGTGCGCGGTGCGCCAGACGTCGTCCCAGTGCGCGGTCGGCACGCGGGCCTTGCCACGGAAGAAGTCGATCGCCTCCTCGAACGGGAGGCTGATGCCTTCGAGGATCGGATCAGCCATCGGTCAGGCGGCGAGCGGCAGGCGCTCGGCCTGGCGTTGCGGTGGGCGCAGGAAGCCGACGCGGGCTTCGCCGGCGTGGGCATGGTCCCAGATGAACCAGGCGTAGGCCTTGGAGGTGCCCTTGTCCCAGGCTTCAATCGGCGCATCGAAGTCGGGCGCAAGTTCGCCGGACGGACAGTTCACCCGCCAACTGAACACCAGCACGCGGGACAACGGCGTCGTCGGGAACCAGGCCCCGCGCTTGATGCCTTCCAGGAACGTCAGCGGCGCGAAGATCGCGACCTTCCTGGTGGTGAGCTTCAACGCGCGATCGATCCAGGCGTTGATGATCTTGTAGGGCGGGTTGCAGATGATGTTGTCCATCAACGGTGGACTGTGGCGCATGAAGTCGATACCGCCGCCGCCGAACCCGCGATCGACCAGGTCAGTGCCGAAGCCGTCGATCCCGCGTTCCTCGATCACACGCGGGATGGTGCCTCGGCCGCAGGCCGGGTCCCACACGCGGCCCTCGATCGGCTCGGCGTCCAGCAGCGCGCGCACGGCGTGCGGCGGCTCGACGTACCAGTCGTGGGCATTGCGGGCATAGCCGCTGCCCCGCGCGTTGCCGCGCGGCTTGCCCTTTGTGGTCACCGGGTGACCAGGGCGCGGCAGTGGCGATCCTCGGCCAGCAGGAAGCCGAACAGCGGCCAGAGCTTGTTGAGCGCGTTGCCGTAGGCCAGCCCCTCGCCGATCTCCCGGTCGTAGTTCGCGGGGTCCACGCACGCCGACTCGCCGCGCACCGAATAGCCGTTGTCCAGCGTGATGCTGCACAAGGTCACCGTCTCGTTCAGCCGCAGATAGGTGACGTCGCGGATCCGGCTCTCGATCGCTGCCTTTGTCACCTTCTCGCCCGGCTTGGCGGCGATCGCCGCGTCCAGGTCGCTCGGCAGGGCCCCCGGGGTCAAATTCTCCCGCTCCGGCCAGCGCCAGCCCGCGCAGACGTTCCGGACGCCTTTACCCAGGATGGCCCAGCCTAGAACCGAGGTCCGGACGCCGGGTCCTTCCCCATCAAAGAAGACAACAAGGTTGACGCAATCGTCAGTCCAGACGCGCGTGATGATCGCGGGATGGAACCGCGAGCCGTTCACCGCTCCCGCGACATCTGTGACATATACGACGATCCGCCCGATCGCCGGCTCCGTGCTCATGTCGGCACCTTCGTCGCTTGCGCGATCCCCAGCGCGAGCTGAATGCCCGCCAGCTTCTCCGCCGCCGGCCACTGGATGCGCGCGCTGCCCTCGGCCAGCGCGATCGCGCCGACCATTGCCAGCATCGTCGGCGGCGAGTGCGGATTGACCGGGCCATTCGGCTGCACGCCGATCTGTCCGCACACCAGGGCGACGTAGCCCGGCGTGTTGTTGTTGTCCCCCGGCGGCGCATAGCGGTCGATGATGCGCTCGACCGTGTAGCATCCGTCCTTCTCGAAATATGTCAGCAGGCAGACGGCCAGCGCGCGCCAGCCCATCGTGCGGCTGTCGAAGATCGCGAAAGGGCCACCAGGTGCGTTATCGATGCCGGTCTGGCCGTTCCATTTCTGGCCGGCGGCCAGACAGCGCAGGTCGCCAGGGTTGTTGTTCCGCCACGGGCGCTCGAGCGTCCATGCGGGCGGCGGTGCAGCGGCAGGCGTGTTCATTTCTGTCCCCTCAGTTCTTCAACCAGGCTGGCCTGTCCGACCATCTCGGCCAGGGCCATGCCGCGCGCCATCGCCTCGGTGAATTCGGCGCGCGGCAGTTTCAGATCGTGCAACCGGCTCGCCAGGTCGCGCATGTCGGTGGCGGCGTGGAGCGCGACGCGCACATGTTCGGTCAGCCCGTGCATCGCGCCGGCCGCATCGTCCGCAAGGCGCGTGGTCAGCGCGTCCAGCACGTCGTCCGGTGCCTCGCTGTGCCGGCTGATCAGGGCGCCGAGCCATGCCGGACGCTGGCTGAAGCCATCCATCGGGAGTGCCTTCGCGGGCGTCGGGATCACCGGCTTCTCCACTGGAGCCGCCGCGCCGCCGACCACTTCGTCGCCGTCTTCCGGTTTGCTCAATCCCAACCGCTCGCGGATCTCCGACGCCTTCACCTTCAGGCCCATGCTGCCCAGGTCGGCGACGGCCTCGACCACATCCTTGATCGGGATCTCGTTCGGACGCCCGATCGTGATCGTCGGGTATTCTTTCTGCGGCCCGAACGTGAACGCGATCATCGGCGCGACGAGCTGCCGGTTGATCGTGACGTTCAGCAGGAAGGCGTCGAACTTCTCGACGTCGTCTTCGCCGGCCCGGTGTTCGCGGCCGACCGCGTGGCCGCCGGCGATCGCTTCGGTGCCGGCCGTGCCGCCCAGGACGAGCTTCGAGACCTCGCGGTTCAGCCAGTCCATGCGCTTTTCGTACAGCACGGCGCCGGCGGCCTTGTCCGAGTGCGTGACGAATTCCATCGTCATGCTTTCGGGGATGATCGCCGCCACGTCGCCGGCGATCGACGACACCGCGCGCCACAGCACCCGCTTGTCGTCGTCGGACGCGCCCGGCCCGTACTTGCCCACGCGGATCGGCAGCCCATACGCCTGCACGAACAGCGCCCAATCCTTCAGCGTGAAGCTGGCGTAGCACCACAGGAACGCCACCGGCATCGTCAGGCCGGCGCGGACGGTGTTGCCGCTCTTGTAGGGATGCCGGTGCACCAGGAACTTGTGATCTTGTAGCGGCTCCAATCCCTTCTCGCTGCGCAGCCAGAGCGTGTTTCCGTCCTCGTAGGAGAACTCGAAGAACCGCTGCGGACGATATGCCAGCCGCGCCGGCCGGCTGATCCCGGGTTCCTGCTCCCAGATGATTTCCTGGACGGAGAAGCCTTTGCCGATCGCGTCGACCATGTCGAACAGAGCCAGCTGCAGCACGCCGGTCTTGATCCAGTCCCGCACGAATTCGGCGTGCTTGCGATATTCCGGGTTCTTCTCGTCGGCCGCCGCGACGGTGATCGGCATCTGCACCACCTGGCGCTTCCGCTTGCCCAGCACGGTGGCGTAATGGGGGAAGTGCTCCTCGATCTCCTCGGCCAGGACGAACCACTCGTAGCTGCTGCCGTTCTTCGCCGCCTTGACGATGGCGCCCAGGCGCTGCGGGTTGATGCCCCAGGCGATGTCGCCGGTGTATGGCGGCCGGGCGTATTGACCGCCGACGGGACTGATTTCCTGTTTCAGCGCGGCGATCTGCTCGCGCGGGATCGGTTTCCCGAACTGGTCTAAGAGGCCGCTAATCGCCATCTTGAAACTCGCTTTCACGCACGATCGGATCGTCGGGGTTTGTCGTCGGCCGCAGATGCGACGGCAGGCGGCGGCGGTAGTGCCAGGCCATGCGCGTCAGCATCAGCCGATCGGCGGTATCGAAGGTCGCGGGATCGCGGCGCAGGAAGACGAACTCATAGGAGCGTGGCGCGGCGGCCGAGCGAAGCCGCTCGCAGGTCACGCGGTCGCCGGCGACCAGCGCGGCGTGGACGCGCATGCCTTCCTCGGGGTCGGGTTCCGGTGCGGCGAAGGTCATCGCGCCCAGTTCCCCCGAAGATCGGGCATCATGCCCGAGGTTGTTCCGCGTTCGTCTTCCCACTCGTCGGGCCGGTCGCGCCACGCGTGTTCGGCTTCCACCTGGCGCGGGCCGGCGGCCTGATAGCCGTATTCCTCCGGGTCGGCACAGCTCGCGCAATAGGCCAGCGCCAGCGCGATCGCGGCGTCTCCGTGGCGGCTCGCCTTCTCGTCCACGCGGGTGCGATCGGCGACCCGCGCCACGCCACGGATCAGCTTCAGGCTGCGCAGATCGGTGTGGATGTCGCGGTCCATCGGCAGCGTGGCCATCGCGTCTTCCAGCGCGGCCTTCATCGGCGGCATGTTCTGGCGATACCAGTCCTCGGTGAACCGCACCTCTTCGACGCGGGCGCCGTAGCGCTGCATCGTCACCTCGGCGAGGTAGGCGCCGTTGCCGCCCGCATCCAGCTTCACCGCGCGGAACCGGACGCGGTCCAGCAGGTAGTGCAGGATCTGTTTCTGCTGCTCGAACGGGACATTCCGCAGCTCGATCACCAGGCGCGTGTCGCGCACCATGCTGGTGGTGATCGCCAGCAGCCAGAACACCGTCAGGTCGCGGATGCGGCCGAAGTCGCCGCCCAGTGCGTGCAGCGCCTTCGGGTCGATCCGATCAGCGACGGGACGGAGGTTTTCCTCGATCCAGTCCTGCACCGTGGCGCGGCGCAGATGCTCCGGCCAGGTGCCCATGCCATCCGGCGCCGTGTAGCGCAGCACCGGGATGCCCTGGACGCTGCGCGCCTCGATCAGCACGCCGGTCAGATAGGCGCCGGTGGAAGGGTTGGGGATGACGTCCAGTTCCTCGGCGGCGCTGTCGCCGTATTTCGAGTAGATGTCGGCCATCCAGGCGGCTTCGCCTTCCTGGGTCCACTCGATCCCCATCTTCAGGCAGATGCGGCGATACAGTCCCTCGGCTACCGCTTCCTTGAACGTCAGCCGCTGCACGACGCCCGAACGCCGGCCGGCGCGGATCTCGTTGATCAGTTGGTTGAACGGGTTGGTTTCGCCATTGTGGGTGGAGACGACAACGACGCGCCCGCCCCACATCAGCAGCGCCATCGCCGCCTTCAGCACTTCCTCCAGATCGTCCATGAATGCGGCCTCGTCCAGGATGACCAGCCCCTGCTTGCCGCGCAGCGCGCGGGCGACGGACGGCAGGGCGATCACCTCGAAGCCGGACGCGAACTTGATCCGGAAGGCGTTGATGTCTTTCTCGGGCCGTTCCGGATCGGTGAAGATGAACTCCTGCACCTCCGACGCCGCGACCTGCAGCGACTTGGCCCACTCCGCGACGTAGTCGATGAACTCGCGGGTCATCTCCTTGTCGTAGCCCATATACAGGACATCCTGGCCGTGATCGGCGCGGCTCTTGGATGCCTCGGTCGCGGAAATCCCAGCCAGCGCCCAGGAGAACCCGGTGCGGCGGCTTTTCTCATCGACCACCAGGCGATTGGCCTCGATCGCGTGCCACAGGCGCTGCTGATAGGGCAGGAAGACCGGAGGCAGAGCGGCTGTCATGCCGGCACCAGGGCGGCCGACAGCGCGGCCTGGTAGCCGGCGATGGCGTGATCGTCGATCGGGTTCCATGCCGGCTTGCCGATCCGCGTCCAGGCGCGGTCGTTCAGGAACGGCCAGCATGGCGCCTCCGGCACCGGATCGTCGCCGTTGCGGTAGCGGCGCCCCTCGATCGGCGCCAGCAGCGCGGCGAACGGCGCCATCCCCACGCGCAGCGCGCCGAAGGTGGTCAGCCGCGCCGGCACGATTCCGCGCGACTTCCCCAGCGCGCCGACGCCGAGCGCGAAGCCGCCGCCCAGGCTATGACCGCCCATCATGAAGCGGGGTGCACGGACCATGGCGTCGAAGAACTGCTGGAAGATCGCCTCAGCGCCGGTGATGACGCCGTCGTGGCAGCGTCCGACCTCGGGATGGTCCACCAGGTGCGACGGCCACGCGGAGAAATCCGTGAACCAGTCTTCCCAATGATCGGGTCGCGTGCCGGGGAAAGCGGCGAATGTGATGCCGTTCTTCTCGGTCAGCACCACGCGCACGTCGCCGGCGACCAGGGTCGGCGTCAGGTCATAGCTGGCGGTCACGAACGAGCACAGGTCGGCGTCGAAGGCGAGGGATTGGTCAGGCATGGGCCGGCGCCTCCGCCTTCACGCCGAAGATCGCGGCCTTGATTGCGTCGGCCGTCTCGGCGCTGATCCCGCGTGCCTTCGTCACCGTCTCGACGGCGGCGACCGCGGCCTTCTTGGTCCGGTCCTCCGCCCGCTTTTCCACCTGCGCGGCGAAATCCGCGTTCGCCTTCTGCGCCTTCGACAGATGGTCGATCGCCTTCGACAGCAGCATGATCCCCTCGGGGTTCCCCGCCAGCGCCGCCGCGCCGTCCTTGTCCACGTCCTCGCCGTCGGCCGAGCGCATCTTCAGGTCCAGGATGGCGCTGTGCATGATCTCGATGTTCAGCCGCGCCGTTTCGGACTCGGGCGCATCGCCGAGCTGCTGCACCAGCGCCGTGGCGACCTCCCGCGAGCGGCGGATTTGCTCGGCCACGCGCTCCAGCCCCTTCACGTGCCGGCCCATGGCGGAGCGGCTGACCGTCGTCACCCCGTGCATCGTGGCAAGGTGCGCGACGATCTGGTCGATGGTGCAGCCCTGCATGCGCAGCCGGCCGATCTCGGACTGTATCCGGGGCTCGAGCGTGTCGATCGACGACGGGCGGGTCATCGGATCAGTCGTCGGGCTGAAGCTGCGCGATGCCGGCGTGCGGACGTCCGTTCGCGACATCCTGCCCGGCGAGGAGCAGATGCGCGATCCACAGATCGCCCGTGGCCTTCGGCATCTTTTCGACGCGGATCAGGCCGTGCTGCTCCAGGAATTGCAGGTCGGCGCGGATCAGGTCCTTCGTGGCGCCGGGACTGCCGAGCCGCTCCAGCACCTGACGGACGATGTCCTCGTTCAGGTTGTAGCCCGGGACCTCCGCCAGCGTGCGCAGCATCGCCAGGCGCCGGTCCTCGGCGAGGACTTTCGTCAGGTTCATCATTGTTGTTTTTCCCAGTCGAGCCGTGCGTTGACGAACAGGGTCAACTGCCTTTCGATGCGGATCAGGCTTTCTTTTAGCCCCTGCGTGTGGGCGTTCCCCACCGCGACATCGCGCGCGACATTGGCGACCTTGTCGCTGAGCCCGTTGAAATCGTCGTGGCTGGGAATAAGCTGCAAGCGGGTCTCGACAACGCCCAGGCGCTCCACCGCGTCGTCATGCGCCGCCTTGGTGACGAAATCGTTCGCCAGCCTGCCGCGCAGCGTCCAGAACAGGATGCCCATAACGAAACCGCCGACCACCGTCATCGCGGCGAAATCCGACCACGTCATGTTCATTGGCCCATGGTCCTTTCGGCATCTTCCTGGCAGGCCACGCACAGGCACGCATTCGGCAGAACCGCGAGCCGCTGGGCGGGGATTTCCTTGCCGCACGCCAGACAGTCGTTGCCGGACACCTGGCGCCGCGGCGGGCGTGGGCGATGGAGCAGCAGGGCATTTTCGATAACGCCCTGCTGCTCCGCCGCGCGGTCGGCGGTGTCGGCCACGTCAGTTCGGTGCGGCCAGCGTGGCTGCGGTGGCCGGCGTCGGTATCGGCGTCACGGATACGGCTGACGGCATCGGTGGAACCGGCAGCGCGGCCGGGGTCGCGGGCACCACCGGCGCGGCGGTGGCTGTCTCCGCCACGGGCGTGCCGCCCAGGT